TCGCATTGTGGTTCTAAGGCTATATATGCGGATCAGGTATCGTTCTCCATCACCCGGTGGTGTCCACACATGTTGTTGAACGTTACAACATGATACACCGGCAGCGGCTATACGTGATACGCAAATATACTTGGGACAACCTGCCCCCACAAATACGAAAACGAAACGCAAATCTATATAAATGACTAAAAGTTGACAGTTGGGTCAAGACGAGTAGCCGTCAAATAAGTACTCCAAGTAGCATTACCTGTAAGCACAGGATTGGCTACACGGAAACTGGCCGGTCGAGTTGTGTCTGTAACATCAACAGCGAACGTAGTGAATGCGGAACCTAACGATGAAGATGTGCAATTAGTCCCACTGGCAGCTGTATTAACACCAGCACACCATGGGGCCAACGCACAATTCACCAACGTACCTGCATTAACAGAAGTGGTGGTAGCTGTCCAACTGGCGGCACCAGAATGGCGCACAACAATCAAAACACGCCCACCACGTCCAGCAGGTATCGTCAACGTATTGTTACCGGTACTGACAACAATAATGTTGCCAGTATAAGACGTGATCTTAGACACGTCAAAAAGATTCGCCACATCCGTGATGCCATCAAAAATGTACTGAGTGCTAAAAATTTCACTAGTAACATTACTAGCCACAATGGGTTTCTTTAATTCCACCTCATAAGAAATCCACATGTCACCAATGGCGTTACCACTGGCCAATTGACCAGTGGTTGCAACATGGGTAACACCTAAATCGTACATCAGCTTGGAATCACCAATTGGTGGCGAACCAGTGCGGACGTACATAACATTAAATGGATTCTCTTTAGGATCGCACTCAATTGGATGAGCCATAGGCTCATTCGGCACAACTTCATTGGCACAATACTCATTCAACATTTCAACCTTGGAACTAGGTGCAACATCAGACGACCGATAGGTCGTTTGAAGCATAACGGTTCCAAGGGAAGGGGAGGTACCCGATATGGCAGACCCACTACTCGGAATGTAGTGGAACACCACGCCCCGGAATTTAAATTCCTGGAACTTGTTGGCAATTCCACTCAACCAAGGAAATGTAGCGGTGTTGCCGGGGTTCAACTCGTAAGATGACTGCACAGTAAATGCGGTCGAACTGCGAATTTCACCGAGGTATTCACGGTGTCTGATGACAACCGTTTGCCCATAATTATGCATCATCGGAATAGATGATGCCGCCTTGAGAGATTGCTTAACAATCGAATTGGTGGAAACTGTGTAATCTCCAGAACCCAACCAACGACTGATCGCTCCCCCAAGTGATGAACCAACGGCATTACCAGTGCTTGGAGAACCAAACAAAGAGCCAATAGCCCCTCCACCAAGACCTCCAAGGCCTCTCAATGCTGCTCCCAACAGCGTCATTTCTTTCTTTTGTACTTGTTTCTTCGCTTTAATGCGTTTCGTTTTATTCGTCTTTTGACGTAGCTTCACCATTGTTATCGGACTATGTAACAATATTAAACCCCGGACTCACAACCAACCACTCACGGTCGATTGGAGTTCTTTCTAATTGTCCGACTCTAACTTGGCGATAAAACCTTTCTATTGCAACTTGTAAATCGGGTAGGACACCGAAAGCATAATATAAAGACACGCGTGAACGTGCATCAATAATTGCGGTGTTCAACCCCTGCGCTAAGTGCAATTGCGAACGGTTTTTAAATACTTCCTTCATCATACCTTCACTACAAACGGTGCCAGCACGAACAAAAATGTCGTAAAAAGCTGACAATAAAGGTACACCCGAAGTCAACTGGCTGCCACACGTCCCAATTGCGGCCAACCACTTCTTGTACACCTTGTCATTAGGAATGTTAATCAAACACATGGGATCCTTGTTAAGACAAGCACTGATGTTGCGTACCATACGCCAACCAGTACTCAACTGAACAGGTCTGCCTTGACAGAACTCCACTCGTTCGAACTCATCCACCGTAGGCTCAACAGCCATGGCAAATCCTTTTGACACGAACCATTCTTTAAGACCAGCAATGAATGCTGCTTCGTCATTCAATTCCATGAAGACGACGCAATCATCACCATTGTTAGCCAATTCAATGTCAATACCTCGCAACCGTGAATACACCCACACGAGTGCACACATAATGAGGCAATTGCCTAGTGAAGTGTTCAAATCGCCAGAACATCTCGTTCCTTCCATGGAAAACTTGACAGTTCCATCTGCTGCACGTGCCAGCCCTTTGTTGCAAAGCTGCATTTTCAATAACCAGCGTAATTCCTTGCTCCGGGGAAACAAGTGCTGGTAAAAAGAATGCTCATATCGCAACGCTGGCACGCTAACATGCATATCAAACTTGGTCGCATCCAACCCAATTGCTATTGGATTGGCAAACCGATCCCACTTCTGACGCAAAACACTCGCTGAATCATCGGCATTAAACCCTTTAATGACTGTGGCGCGTGTTTGAGCTCCAAAAGCTTTGTTAATTGCACGGAAGTACTTGTGCTCGGCATGTTTAAGGTACTTACCTAACCGAAGGTTGTATCTAGCGCTGCGGGGATTAATGACCCGTGGCGCTTTTGCTACGTCCTGTTTCTCGAGCTTGATGAATGCTGACAACTGCGCGTCAACGGCAGTTAAAGCATCCTTCTCAAGGCTATACAACGCTTCTTGATATATGCGTTTCTTTGGACCGTGATAAGTGTCAACAACTTGTTGACTAGTTAGC